TTTGAATTCATAAAACCCGTGCCGAGATTTAACTCCGTTATACTTGTTTAATAGAATCTCGAATTCGTTAACTCTATCAGACCCAGCAACCATTTGGACTGCAGTATAACCTTGGTCGTATAATTTAGTAGCAATATCCATAACGTGTCTGACATCATTATCTGCCATAACACTTCTAGCATGTTTAGGGAACATCTTTCGCACGAACTTGATTTTATCTTTAAATGATAGAGGATTCTTTTTAGCATCCTGAGACTTGGAAGCATATATGCGGTATGAGCCACTGGATACTTCTTTCAACTTATTGAAAAGTTTTTCATGGCCACTTGTTGGGGGATTAAACCTGCCAAAAACAAACGTGATTTCACCCTTTGCTTCTGCGATATATTCACTAAAACCTTTTATACTCATTATATAATTCCTTCGGAAGCATCTTTATTCTTCTGCAGCTTGGCCTTATCTGCAGCTTTGATTTTAGGCAGTAACTTCTTAGCTATTGCCGCTATCTTACCTTTCATTTTATCTAGTTTCTTTTCTAGTGCTTCACGCGCTGGAAAGGATAACTCGTCCTTACTCTTACCTTTTAGGATCTTTTGTGTCAGAAGGTTTCTGGCAGCTTTAATGGCACGGGATTTTAATTGTTCGGGGGTAGCTGCACGCTTGGCAGCCTTTTTTCGGCCCAGGGCTATTTTACCTTTATTCTTCCTAAAGGTAGCCTTAGCTTTTTGGCGCTGGGCCATTGACATGGCTTCAGTAACGCCTGAGTGCTCTTTGAATGTTAACATAGTATCCTCGGTTCCATTTAGTTGGGGCTATCCCAACCTTTTATAATATCTTTGCTAAAGTTGTTTGCAGAAAATTCCATTCTGTCCACAAGTTTAACAGCTCCACCTTCCATACGATCTATAGCTACAAAACCTTCGGGGTTGGTAACCTTAAATCCGGATTTAGTCTTAACAAACGTAGATATTTTACTTAGTTTGTTAAGTTTATTTATAATAATTAATTTACTATCCACCACACTATTCTGTAAATCGAAGACTTTTTGTAAGTTAGATTGGTTGGAACTACTAAAAAACTTCAACAATTCATCACGTTTTGTAATTTGAGCAGATTTACCTTTTTGAGAAGAACGCTTATCTATCTCCTTTGCGTATCGGTCTTTAACAAACTTTATTAGACCTGTAACATGAGATTTAGTGTTGGTTATCCTTGCGCCGTCGCGCACCATTTTATTATTCCACACATTAATAACTAAGTTTAATTCTTTATTGGCCTGTAGCTCTTTCAGAATTGGAGCTGATACTTGTCTAAACAGTTTACCAGCTTCAGATAAATGTGCGTTTATACTAGCAGTTTCATCTGCTGTGAGTGTTGCCGTACCGGATAAATCGTCCAGTGTAGCATCTTGCATCCATACGTCGTTAGATGATTTCAATTTAGGCACAATTAACTTACCAAAGGAAGCTTGCATTGTTTCAAACGAGTCCCCAGTATAAATTGTGTGCCACACAACCCCGATCTTAGCTCTTTCAATTGTTTTGGCGAGATCAGATCCCTTAGGCACTGCATAAGCAATAGTATTGGGATGAAATACAATGTGTTTGACTCCATCAATTATTTCAGTCTTGAGGTCACTCTTATCAAACATGAAGTCACCTTGGATTACACCCTTAACACCTAAAGGTTTGATATAATCATATGCCATTTTTAATTTCTTGGATAAGTCACCTGAAGTATCTGCGTCTATGTCAGCATGAGACTTATATATTTTAGGGTTAGCATTAAAGATTCCTTTCTTAGCAACAAAGAATTCTCCATCAGATGGATCTTCTCCAGCAAAGACTGCCGGTGCTCCGTCCCATTTAACCGTAACGTCAACCGAGGACTTTGAACTACCCGATAACATATCTCGTAATGATCTCAGAGCTAGAATGGCTTGCCTGGCACCACTTACTCCACCATCAATAATTAAATCCTCAATATGGGTCATGTGGCCGGTGTTTTTACTAGCGGCTTCGTGCAAGTGTCCTTTTAAAGTTTTCATTTATACATACTCTTAAATTCTTTTGTCATTACAGCATTGAAATTGGGGGCCGATGTAAATGAACCCTTATATCTTAATATGATATTACATATAGTCACCGTACCAATTTTTAAATCGAACTTTAAGTTAGCAGCCTTTGCACCAGGTTCGAATGCTTGTTTAGCACCTGGGGTAAATATGATTGCCGGTTCACCACTAGAGAATAGCTCATCTAATTGACTAGTCACTGAGTCGATGTTTTTATATTCACCTGTCTCAACTACTACTCCTTTTTGAGGGCCGTAGTCTCCTATTCCTGTTACTAAGGTAAAATCAAAATCAACCTTTTGCAAGTCCTTTAAGTCAGCTTTAAATATTAACTGCACCAACTGGTTTGCAATGAGGTCACTATTATCAATTATAGTCTTACCCATAGTGGCGAATAATGTTCTCTTCCCCTTTAATACTCTATTGATTAAAGCATTAGGAATTCTTTGGATATACTGTTTCCAGTTTTTATTTGTGGGTTTATCTTTCTTCATATCCTTAATCATATCTGGAGATAGGACCTTAAGTCTAGCAGCTAATTTAATAACATGCAAGTAGAAATCTCCAGCATCTTGTTCTATACCAGCTCGGACTTTTATTAACTCAGGTGAACTAGTTAACATACTAGTGAATGCTTTATTGATCAAGGTAGGATCAGTTTCTGTTGTTCGTTTCTTTTTCTTTAGTGAAACCCCAAGATATTTCTTGCCCTTGCTTAATATGAAATCAGATGAATTGAAATCCTTCATGCCATATTTGGTCACCTGAAAGTCAGTGACATCATCATCCCAAGCTTGGCCTGTGAGATAAGCGATATCGGAGTTATCCCAACCATTATCATGTATCACCTTAGCAGCTGATATGGCTTGACACATATTACCATAGTCGCCCACTAATGAATCAATTTGGCCTTGTTTAGCACCTTTGACATTTTTTAATTTACTACCGACAAGTTCAATTAGTAAATCCATTTCATTAGAATTAGTAGGAACAGTCTTGATAACATTAGAGGGAAGAGTGCATAGAATTGCAGTCATTAATTCGTTTGGATCATCTCCAAATGAACTTTGTTTACCCGAGGGCCGTACATTCACATAGATGGTTTTACTTAAACCGTCATATTGGATTGCATAATCCTTTTCTTTTCTGGATCCCGGGACTTTGCCTCTGGACAATTCGGGGTGAGCATCAATAAGTTGGTTGGCTAGAGCAGTAAACTTCTCTCTACTCTTATCATCAATTAGTTGTGATATGGCTAACCTTGAGCCAGTTTGTTTCTTAGGTCTTGTATCATATTCGATTTCAGAGTTAATTGATCCAATAGCATCGTCTATATCTGATAACAAGTCCAGGGCAAACTTCTTTTCATTGCCCGAAAATTCGAGATTCTGTAAATCTTCGCGGACTTGTTCTCTTCTGTGTTGAACAAACTTTTTCATTATAACTCCTATAAAATACTATTATACCACAAAAAAGTGTTAATGTATATCTATTTATAATAAAAAAAATCTTAATTTTACCTCTCGCCACAGTTAGGCGTTACAGCCCCATCTTTATCAACATTGACAATTTTAATTTCTTCCAATTTATCAAGCATCCTTTTGGCGCCTTCCTTAATACCAATAGTGTATGAAGTATACGCTAGGCCTGTTCCACAAAACATGAATATAATTGCTAAAGGATCCATTATACACCTCTTTCAGATATTGAAGCAGTATTGCCGTTTTCTTCCATTCTGTCTTTAAATACTGTTGCGGCTTCTAGATCTGCAAAAATATAATCTGCAAGAAGCTCACCTTCGGGTGTTTGAGCAATTACTCTATATGCGGTTGATTTTGTCATTTACAAACTCCAATATAATGTCACAGTTTTCTAAGAATTCCCGGCCGACACCAACAGCCGCAATATAATCAGTCTTTACATACACGTGGGTAATCCCACTCTGGTATATCAATTTAGCACAATTAATGCAAGGCATGTGAGTGCAGAGTAGTGCAGCACCCTTTGAACTTTCCGAACTCATTGCTACTTTTGAAATAGCATTTGATTCGGCGTGAATGACTTCTGGTTTAGTTTTAAGTGAATCTTTAGTGGGTCGACCAGTAAATGGAACATGATCTTCACACTCGTTAGTCCAACCACTAGGCATACCATTATAGCCGATAGAGATGATGCGATCATCTTTCACAATAATCGCACCAACTTGAGCTCTCTTGGCCGTACTTAAACGCGCAAATATGGACGCGGTGTCCATAAATGCATATTTAAACTTATCTTTCATTTAGAGCGCTTCCATCAAAGCTTCAACATCCTCAATCTCACCAAGAAGTTCTGCCATGTTTTGCTTATGGAATATTCGAGCCATCTTACCTAATACCTTCTTAGGTACATCAACTGCATCTGCTAGATCCATAATAGCCTCTTTAACAAACTCTCGTTCGGATTCTTGTCGGCTGTACGAGTTACTAATTTCTTGCATTGCCCCTTTAATCTTAGCAATGTCTGCTGGACTGCTCGGGATAATAATATTGCTCATGCTGCATTCTCCATATATTTTGATGCGGGTTTTAGTTCTATGAATTTTCTTCTCGACTTTGAGAAGCCCTTCATAGGTTTGGTGAACTGGGTGTATTTCTTTGATACGGTTGAACGGAAACCAACGCAATGGCCTTGGTCGTTCAGGATATAGGTATGATTCAGCACTTTGTAGCCGACTTCATCCCATGATGTTATTTCTTTAAAAGCCTTTAATACCATAATGTAGTTCCTAATCACTTAATAAGAGTATATTATATCACACTAAAACACTCTTGTCAACACTTATTTACATCTTTTTAAAAATATATTACCCGATGGAGTACTAGTTAACTCAAATTTATCACCTAGTTGATACCCTTTGGGCATCTTCAACACCTGATTCTTCTCCCATTCATTGTCCTCATCTACGAAATGGATACCTTCGTCTGTGATTTCAAATTTGTAATCAATGTATAACACCTTATGTTCCTTATTTGGTGCGCCCTTCAGGAATCGAACCTGAAACCTACGGCTTAGAAGGCCGTTGCTCTATCCGATTGAGCTAAGGGCGCGAATTTTAGTTAATTTCTACGGGGAATACTTTATATATAACTTCAGCACAAGCCTTGGCTATGTCCATATGCTCACGTTGAGTACCATTGGCCATACGTAAATCACAGTAGTGAATCCACGACCTAAGTGTACCATTCATGTATAATCTGCTTACGGTGTTACCTTCGGGCAAGACGGCCCTAGCTTGTTCTTTAGCAATACCATTTTCGATTGCCCAACTATAGGCATCAGTAGCGGCATGAATTACTGCCTGCTGCCTCATATCCCATTGATCTTGGAGTTCAACATTTGCAGCATCAATACTGTTCTGTCTATTCTTAGGATCTTGCATTCGAGCCCCTCTTCGGACAAATGACAACTCTTTAGTAGGGTCGGCATATCGTTGAGAGAATTCTTGGAAACTAAAGCTTCGGTGACGTAGCATCTGACGTGCAATGTCCCTAGTGGTTTCTACTTCCATACAAACCGACACCATTTCAAGTGGTGACCAGTGTTTATGTTTCATTAGATATTTAACTAGTTTTTCCGAAGTTACTTCGTTTTGTTGATTGTCTGGGTTTGATACCCTAGCACAATATGCAACCATCTGGAGAAGGTCTTCGTTAAGATCACTGTCTGCAGGTGGTTGACTATATGATATAAGTCTCGCATTGAACATATTATAGTTAAGCCTCTTTTTGTACCAATGTGTAAATACCCCAAGCTAGTCCTGCCCAAGCAACTAATTTAGCTATACCACCGAATAGAATTACCCCACCGCAAATTGCAATTAGTGTAGCTCCATCCCATGATGTTCTTTCGGGTAGTCTATCTTTTACCCAGTTAGTTATCATATCCATATTTATCTCCTATATTTTAAAGTCTGCAAACGTGTCTTTGGAATCATTATTACCCCACGTTGCAATTGGTTTATCGGGTATACTCGAATCTGACATAATGTCGGACTGAGCTGATTCTTCTACATCATATAATTTCATGCGGGAACGGTCAATGCCTACTACAAATCTCTTATAGTAACTAACGTCATTGTACCGATTTTTCAATTGTTTCACCATGATCTGGCCTAATTCTTCCAGTTCCTCTGTAGATATAAGAGCAAACATAAGATCAGCCGTTGCAGGTAATCCAAATGATTCCGATGTGTCTTCTAACCCTACATCAGTATTACCAAATCCACTTCTTGTGGTCTGAGTAGCACTCATAATAGGAACATCGAACTCTACAGCAAGGCCTCGTAATTCTTCTGCAATAGCCTTAATGTAGGTATAACTATTTATACTTCCACCCATCCCTTTCATACGACTTGATGAACAGATGTTTAGGTAGTCAATATAAATCATAT